CAATACGACTCAGTTCCTCGATGCCGCTGCTGCCGACTTCGGCGATTCGGACGAGGGTGCCTCCGGTTCCCGCGCAACGTTCCTGACAAACACGGCAGCCGTACTCCAGCAGACCGGCATCCTGACCAACCTGTGCAGCGAGACTCACTTCGGCAAGCCGCGTACCACGGCTGGTGGTGGTGAAGAGCGTTTGCAGAGCCATCTGCTCACTGTCGCCACGACCGGCAACCACCAGCGCACCCCGCTGTCCAAGGAGTCGCTCCAGCGCGCCTTGGACGTTGTGTGCGATGACCAGGGCTTCGAGCCCGACACGGTCATCTGGTCGCCCCGTGACCGGCAGATTGCTCACGCGTTGCTGTACGATCAGCAGCGCAACCAGAACACCAAGAAGGGTTCGGCGGGCTACAACTCGTTCGACTTCGGCCCCTTGGTCAACTGGATTGCCGACCAGCACTGCGGTCGTTCGCAGTTCATCATGATGGACTTCCAGGACGAGAACGACTCGTGCTGGGATGTCTGGGAACTAGATCCGCTGGATCTGGTCGCTGACGGCAAGGGCAACACCATCTTCCCGAGCATGGCGATCACCGCTGATCAAGCTGCTCTGGAGTGGCGCTACGACATGATCTGCACGATCCCGAAGCGCCAGTGCGTCCTCATCGGCTACAGCCTGTAGTCCAAGGTTCTTGCGGGGGCGCTCGGTTAGCGCCGGGTGCCCCCGCCACCCCTCGGGGTCCTAAGATGCTCGACCACGCCTTGACAGTCCTAACCCTCTGCACCGCCCTGCTGGTGGTGGAGGCGATGGTGTTCGGGCTGTGGTGGGGTATCCGGTACAGGAAGCGCGCCTTGGAGTGGGATGCGGTGCGGGAGCAGGAGAAGTTCGATGAACTCGTCCACACGCTCCCGATGACGCCCGAAGAGGTTCAAGAGTGGGAGAACCACAATGCCGCGTAGCGACCCGTCCAGTCTGCGTGCACTGGGTGCTCGAATGGCCCAGCAGCAGCAACCAGAAGAAGAAGACAACAGCGGACGGGAGTTCGGTCAGGTCGCAGGCGGAATCCTCGGTACCATCGCAGGGCTCTACATGGGCAATCCTGCTGCTGGAGCGGCAATCGGTTCCGGCATCGGCGGTGCAATCGGCGGCGGGAGTCTGACGACAGACGATGCCCGCCAGACAATGGCAGGTGCCATCAAGACGAAAGCACTTTCCGGGGGTAAATAACGATGCTTCCCGAGAAGATGCACGACCAGATTCAGGAGTCCCTCGAAGAGCGGTACACGCTCGATTCGGTCTGGGACATGGCGAACACGTTCCTTTGGGGACGCCAGGCAGAGGGAGTGATCCGCACCCTGTCGGCCAATCCGCAGCAGGCGCGGGCACTCCGCGTCAAGTCTGCGATGTACAACCCCAACCTCCTCATCGACTACTACCGCACGGCCATGTCGAGGCTTGCCATCAAGCAGCCCTCCGCGACGATCCTACCGACAACGGGCAGCACCGAAGACATCGCCAAGGCGCTCGCCACGCAGGAGGGTCTGATTTGGCTGTGGTGGGGGATGGAAATCCCCACACGCTGGAACAAGACCATCCCGTACCTTCTGACGAAGGGCAACGTGGGCTACCGCTGCTACTACGACGAGGAACTGGACTCCCCGCAGTTGGAGGTCTACCGCCCGGAAGACTTGTGCTACGAGCCCGGCACGGAGGACCCTGACGAGAGCGAGTGGGTTGCAGTCCGTAAGCGTCCGACCCGACGCGCACTCATCGCCAAGTTCCCCGACTTCGAGAAGGAAATCAACGAGGCGTCGCAGGAAGAGGGCGACGACCGCAAGTGGCTCGGTTGGTCTGTCCCGTGGACGAACACCAACAAGAAGCTCAAGAACCGGGTCGACGTCTGGTACGTGTACGCCCGAGACGGTTCGCAGGATGTAGGGCTCTTCCTCGGTGGTGGCAACGAGACTTGGTTGTGGGAAGGCACCGTCCCGAAGGGTGTGATGGGAATCCACCACCTCGGGTACACCAAGATGCCTGAGTCGCCTTGGTCGATGGGGCTCATCGAGAATCTCATGTCGCCGCAGGCTGCCTACAACAAGGGCCGCAAGCAGCAGATGGATTACATCGACTTGGTCAACAAGCCGAAGGTCCTCATCCCGTACAAAGCCGATGTGTCTGCCGGCGCCTTCAACGACGTTGCCGGGCAGAAGATTCGCTTCAAGCAGGGTTACGAACCCAAGTACCTGAATCTCTCTTCCTGGCCGACAGGCGCAGAGAGGCAGTTAAACCGTATACGCGAAGAGATGAACGACCTCGCCGGAATGCAGAACACCTCCCTCGGCAAGAGGGAAGGCGGTGCGACATCTGGCGTCGCAATCCGTTCGCTCGCAGCTCAGGACATCAACAAACTTGAGACGACCCAGAACAACACCGAGGTTTGCTTCTCCAACATCTTCCGAGACGCCCTCATCCTGCTGAAAACCCACCTGACGCAGGAGAAGTCGGTTCGGAGTTTCGACAACTTCGGCAATCCGATGTTCTCGCTGATCAACACGACCTCGTACACCGACGACCCGGACGTCCACATCGACACGGGCTCCATGTTCGTCATCCGGGCGAGAGAGGAAGAGGATCGCATCCTCACGCTGGCAGAGCGCGGCTTCATCCCGCCGGAAGAGGTTATGTCCAAGGTGTCCATCCAGACCGGACGGCGGGCGAAACTCGAAGAGATGCGGGACTTGGAGTCGGCACGCGGTGTCCTCAAGGTTGCGGAGAAGGGCGTCCTCGGACCAGACCCGGAGACGGGTGTGCCGATGGTCATGGACATCACCATCTATGTTTACGACAACCTCGCCGCCTACCGACAAGTCTTCGGGGACTGCGTCAGGGACACCGAGAAGTTCTACAACCTGCCCCTCGACAGGCAGACCGCCATCCACGACATCTTCGTTGCGGTCATGCAGGGTCCTGTGCCGGGCAGCATGGTGGTGTACCCGCGTCCCGAGTTGCCGCCCATGCCCGAGGCCGTTCCCGGCGCTCCAGCGCCTCCGAGCGCCCCTCAGGCGCCTACAGCACCCAAACCTCCGAGAGGCGTGCAGGCGAGAGGTGGTGCATCTCCGATGCCGGTGCAGACACCCGGTGCTGAAGCGACAGGCCCGGCACCCGGCGGGGAGGCGATGTAGATGCTCACCGACGACTGTGCGACCTATCTGCGGTCCATAATCCAGGAGCCCGATACGACCTTCGTGACGGACGCGATGCTCGCCGTCTGGTTGCAGCAGGCGTATCGGGAGTTCCGCACCCTCGTGGAGATGATTCGCCCGGACTACTACGCCGAGACGGTGAACATCACTCCGAGCGGGACGTCCTACGACCTGTCGACGGGAGCCGTCATCATCCTGGGTTCAGGCGTGCTGACCAATCCAAGGCTTCAGCGCATCATCACGATCCAGACCAGCGACACCAACGGGTATCCCGACGTCTGGCGAGGGGTCACCGCCCTGCGCGCCTTGTATACGGGCTACTACACCAACGCCCGGCAGTATTTCTTGCAGGACACGACGCTGCACTTCGACACCGAGGCCACCCAGACGCTGACCATCGTGTACAGCGCGGTGGACGAGATTGCCTGGGCGGCGAACCTCGGGGCACCCGGTGTCTTCATCGACGACCTCGACGCCTACCACGACATCATCGCCCTGAAGGCCGCCATGCACTACCAAGTGTCGGATGCCTCTCAGAGCCCTGCGCTTGAGGCGCAGTTGCTGCGTAGGACCGAAGACCTCAGAGACTTCATGCGGATGCAACGCGCACAAGACGACGCGAACATCAGCCGCGAAGACGATTACTACCAGTAGGACCAGCAATGCCGAGACAGGGACCAGTCGAAGTCGATGTCCTCGGGGGCGGCATGGAGGTCAAGACACCCAGCAAGGGCGTCTGGCTTCAGAACCTGCTGTTGTTCAACAACGCGTGGGAAGTTCGTCCTGGCTTCGGTCAACTGACCCAAAGGGACACGACCCTCTCTCAGCGGGATACTCGGAACACAGAGCAGGGTCTTGTTGATCATCTCGGCAGTTACGCCATGGTCACCGACCAGGGGCATACTCAGGTTATCTCGGTGTATCGAACGAGAGCTAGCAGTTCCAGCATTGCCGGCAAGGGAGAGTGGTTGGAGTGTACGACGGTGCAGATTCACGACGTCACTGCCAATACGCACTGGGAAGAGCCCCTGTTCAGGCACACCTCCGAGAACAATATCGAGGTCAACCCGCTCTCTACCTGGCGTGGGCACTACGAGACGAGTCGAGACGAGAACACCGAGAGTTGGGTGGGTGCCTCGGAGCATCAGGTCGGGTTCGCCGAATGGAACGACCACCTCATCTTCGGGAGTCGGG